TGAAGATCTTGATGAAGACAACACTCGTGGTTCTGTGAAGGAACTGGACGATGATCTTCGTGAGGAACTGTCTAGTCTGAAACCCACCCGTCGTGCTGCGGCACCTGTGGAAGATGAAGACGATGATGCTCTGTCCTATTTCGCCAAACTTGCCGAAGATTGAAAACAGATTACTACATTGACCGTGTAAGTAAATCCGAAGCCGCAGAGTTACTTCTGCGGTTTCATTATCTTAAGGACTTTTCTAAATCTTTTAAATCAGGATATAATTACGGTCTTTATAAGGGCAACGACTTTTGCCCATTGAATATTGGTGGTATTCAGGGGGTCTGTGTCTTCACTGGACTTCCTGTGCCTGAAATCGCACAAGGAGCATTTGGACTTGAGAGGAATGAACAACAGGGACTTTTTGAACTTTCACGACTTTGCATACACCCCGAAATACAAGGAACCGAACATAATATCACTTCTTGGTTTGTTTCAAGAGCGATTAGACAGTTACGGAAGGATACTCAAGTTAAAGCAATCATCTCTTACGCTGATAGTGATTTCCATTCTGGTACAATCTATCGGGCTTGTAATTTTAAATATTGCGGACTTTCAGACTCAAAGAAAGATTTCTACTATGCAGACGGAACTAAACACTCTAGAGGCAAAGTTAAAGGTGCTGAAGGAGAATGGAAAGAACGCTCCCGCAAACACCGATATGTGATGGTTTTTGATAAGAATCTAGAGTTACTGTGGTAGTGTAATATTAGTATTTTGAGTCTGAATTAATGTATCATTAACATACTCTGAAGATTCTGAATATAGCATTTCTCTTCTCATATCATTCAGAAACTGTTGTAGATATGCTGGTTTGAGTAGATAGATTGATCTTTTCTCATCATTCTTTCTGGTTTCATACTCATAATTTGTAATACCAGTTATAGGACTCAGAGTCTTTGTTCCATCATTTGGATCTGGTATGGTAAAGTTTTTATCTACAACCTTACCAGCAGGAAGAATTAAACGATTAGAAGAATCTTTAACTTCTGTAGTTTCGTAAAATCTGATTTTGGTCAGATCATTACCATATTTGTTCTCGGCATAATTATAAAGTTGATAGTCTGACAGAGGCCATTGATCTCTGACGTTTATAATATTAGCGGTCGTCAAAACAACCCAGTCTAGTTCAGGACTTCCATAGATTTCGTCGGCAACGGTATCTGGACGAGCACCATCTTTGATTTGATACTTGTTAAAGATGGTGAATACATTATACAAGTCATCACGAAGTTTAACTCTACGAAAAAGATTCTTCGTAATCACATAGTCCTGCGATGAGTTCTTATGTGGTAAGAACGATTGATATGCTAGGTCTGGTAGTTCTCTGAAGTATCCCATTAGTATCCTGTTCCGATTTGACCTTCACCATTGTCATAATCTGATGCGTAAATTGGTTCAAGTTCTTTAAATGTAAGATCCATTACCGTTGATACTGGTTGTCCATCTGGATAAGTTGCATATACATTTTCACCAGTGTAATTGACGGACATATTTTCAAGAACACAACGTTTAAATCTATTTAAATATTTGTGATCATTTGTTCCATTTTTATATCTTAATTCAAAAATATTTGGAGCTTTTAAAAATATATTATTACCTTTTGCATTGTCTCTGGGGGACATATGTTTCTTAAGACTTCTTATAATAAGTTTTATCTGTTTTGCTTCATTTTCATTTCTAGGAGTCATCTTAAATGAAAATCTAAAATTACGAATGGTTGGACCATTAAATAACAATTCCATATTTGGATTTACAATTTGTCCAGATGATCTTGCTAAAGCTTGATTAAGGGATAAATTACCAGTTCCTGCTAAAGATGCTGCTTGTGAAGCAAGATTAGTTAATATCAAATTTTTTATTATACTCATATTTTCTTTTTGAGTTGCCGGTCCAATCATGTACTGTTGAATATTGGAAAGAATTTTATCAAGTTGGAGTTTTCCTTGAGCATCTACTAATGGAGTTTTTATTGTTGATCCAACTGCCCCAGCTAAAGCGGCGGTGATAGAATCTAAAGTATCATCAGAATAACTGACTTGATTAGTATCATTAATGCTTGATGGTATTGGTAAAATAATAAGATTAACAATTTGGTTTATTTCGTTTATTAGTTGATTTCCTTTTAGTCCCTTTGGAACTTGATTTGTATTAATATTATTAAACGATCCTCTATTTTTTAGAGTTAAATTACCTAAAAAACTTGTATCAGTAAACTCTTTTGTTGTTTTCTCAACAAGATTTATCTGTAGATAATCTGTATGATCTGTTAGTGCTTCGTAAGGATATCTTAATACGTTCGCCATTTGGCTATTTTTTTAACTATTTAGACGGATGTTGGCAAAAGGAATCTCTCTTAAGTCAGCAAGTTCGTCAGCATAAACCTCATATAATTGCCCAGCAACTTCATCATAAGTGTATTGTCTCAAGTCTCCCCAATGAAAATTAATACCCTTAAATCCCCATCGGAAAACTTCAGTGACCGCAACTAGAGGATTTTGATCGTAAGATATGTATGGTGTCTTTGGTCGGTAAACAAAAGTATAATATCTTCCTGCCGTTGGAACTCGCCCACTTTCTTGTAATACATTCAAAATCTCAAGCATCAAATCATCAGGATCTTCATTACCAATTACACCATCAACGACAGAGCGAACCCGATTGTCATTATCATCGGTTGGATTTCTTTCTTGTCTTTGCTTGAGGGTCTTTCTAGGCATTATTTGGTATTAATAAACATTCCACCATTTTTTAAGATAAGATAGCGAGACAATTTTGTTTTTTCCATAGCTTCAGTCATAGATACATATACTTTTCCATCAAAAGTAATACATTTTCTATTACCACTTGGCCTACCTTTCATCATTTCACTATGTCTCTTGTGCTTTTCCTTATCATTGCGATTTCTTTCTGCCATTTTTTTCAAATTTTCAGTATAATATGATATTGGTCTTGGATTATTTTTTAATTTCTCTTTCCAAGTATTAGATTGCTTTTTTCTTACCTTTTCTGGGATTTTCTTTCCTTTCAAACTTACTTTATTTGCAGCACCAATTTTTTCTCTAACTTCAGGTCTTTTTGTTGGACTATCTTCTCCATAGCATATTGGAGGTGCATTTCCACCATCAGCAATATTCATTAAAATACCAGTCCCATCACATTTTTTACCAAACACAGCAATCATATAAATTTCGTGCTTAAATGCTTCTTCTTCAGTTATATTTTGTTTTAGTTTGATTATTCTACTTTTATCTTTTGGTGGATTGCAATTTTTCCCCCTATAATCATATAATCTATTTCCCTTACCTTTTCCAATATAATAGGGAGTTCCGTCATTTTTTAGATAAGCATATGTGTAATATTCATTCATTTTTATATCTTAATATTACATTATTATTTATAATTAAAATAATTCATTCTCTGTAAGAACTTTGAACTCATAACCACGATCAGCACACCATTCTTCTGCTGCTTTCCACTTTGCCTGATTCTTGGCATACTCATACGCCTCATAGAGATATTGTTTGGTCTGTCTTTTTGGTTTTGTTGGAGGAGCAGTTTGTCTTTTTGGTTTAATCTCAATCAGATACTTTTTAATTTGACCAGTTGATTCCTGAACCTTGATATAAAAATCTGGAAAGTATCTATGAGGTTTACTGTCTACTGGAGACCGATACCACACAAACATTTCCTCTGATCCCCATTCCAATATCTTTTCATTCAAGTCACAATAGACCATAAATTTACGTTCCCAAAGAGATCTATAAATGATATTGGTTGGATCTCCCTTATACTTCTGGGGGAACGATGGTTGGTATTTTCCCTTATATGACATCTAAATACTTAATAATATAAGACTCCATAAGAGATATTTAGATGTCTGGTACGCCCACGTATGCTAATTTGGATCCAAAAAAACTTAAAATATACGGCGATCTTTCACTAAGCAACCAATATGTAGTTGAATTTGAGTTACCACCAAATCTCTTGACATTTTTGAAAGAACAAGATTATATTGAAAAAGGTATTTCTGTAAATGTGGCGGAACATGGAATTCTTTGTTCTGATGTATCTTTACCAGGATCAACTTTTGCTACATCTGAAGTTAAAGATAATTTCTTGGGTGTAACTCAGGAATTTGCTCATACTAGATTATACACTGATATTGATGCGACATTTTACGTTGACAAAAGATATAGAATATTAGAATTATTTCAAGGTTGGATGGATTTCATATCAGGTGGATCTGGTGATAAAGTAGCACAAAATTCTTTAACAGGTGGATTTTATAGAAGATTTAGATTCCCTGATGAATATAAAACATCTATTCAAATTGCTAAAATAGAAAGAGATTATGGAGTTAAGGGTAAAAGTTTTAAATCAAGAACTTACAACTTAGTTAATGCTTTTCCAAAGTCTGTAGCGGCTATCCCAGTTTCATATGGCCCAGCTGATATTTTAAAACTTACTGTGACATTTAATTATGATAGATACACAGTTTTTAGAGAAGATCAGACTGGAAGTTCAGGTGCTGGATCTTCACCACAATCATCATCACAAGAAGCAGAAGGAACAAATACAACCAGCGGCAGACCAAAGTCAAAAATTAGGAGACCTCTTGGACAAGAAATTGGAGTTACTCAAAGAGGAACCATTCTTGGTCCGGGTCAATAATTCTCTTCTAAATAATCATAACTGAATTTCTATAGGTTATTATGCCTTTACCAAAGATCTCTACGCCAACGTATGAGTTGGATTTGCCTTCCACTGGAAAAAAAGTTAGATACAGACCATTTCTAGTGAGAGAAGAAAAAATTCTGATTATGGCACTGGAATCAGAAGATATGAAGCAAATTTCAAGTGCTATCGTTCAGATTCTGTCAGACTGTCTGCTGACTAAGAATGTAAAAATTTCTGAACTTTCAACATTTGATATTGAGTATCTGTTCCTTAATGTTCGTGCCAAGTCTGTTGGTGAAACTGTTGAAGTCAATGTAACTTGCCCAGACGATGGTGAGACACAAGTTCAGATGGAAATCAACGTTGATGACATCAAAGTTCAGAAAGATCCAAAGCATAGTAATATTATTAAGTTAGACGATACTCTTTCAATGAAACTCAAGTATCCATCACTGGAACAGTTTGTTGAAAATAACTTTGAAATCAACGAAGCAGGTGGAGACGTTGACAAGTCATTAGCAATGATTACGTCTTGTATTGATATGGTTTATGATGAAGAGGAATCTTGGGCAGCATCTGATTGTACGAAGAAAGAACTTCAAGAATTCATTGAGCAGATGAACACCAAGCAGTTTAAAGAAATTGAAACTTTCTTTACAACGATGCCAAAACTGTCTCATACAATTAAAGTTAAGAATCCAAATACCAAAGTTGAGAGTGATGTAGTTCTGGAGGGTCTAGCGAGTTTTTTCACTTGAGTATGGCTCATACTAGTCTTGAGTCATACTATAATACTAATTTTCAGTTGATGCAGCACCATAAATATTCATTAACTGAGCTTGAAAATATGATGCCTTGGGAACGTGAAGTTTATGTTTCATTACTTCAAACTTATATTGAAGAAGAAAACCTAAAAGCAAAGCAATCTAGTGGCATTTGAAAGTCCCATTTATAAGGCACCATCAATACCGAAGATTAGTAGTAGAAACATTTCATCTTCGGTAATTCGTGGTGCTCAAGCTGCTTCAACTGCTGCCACGCCAAGACTCAGAAGATCTAGTTTTAGTTTCCTACAAAAACCAAAACTACAAGGAACTCAAGATTCACTTAAACTTGAAACAAATCAGCTAGACGCATTACAAGAGACGAATAGAATTCTTGTAGAGATTCAGAATCAATTAGCGATAGACTTTGCCACTAGAATCGCAGAAAGAAAGCAAGCAATTCGTGGAATTAAAAAACAGACTGAAAAAGAAAGAGTAAGTAGAAAAGAAGCGTCAATTGAATCTATAGGCAAATTCAATCAAAAGGTTGGTAACTTTTTTGATAAAGTAACTGCTCCTGCTAAAAATATATTCCAAAAACTAATTGACTTCTTTGGAATTATTGTATCTGGTATTGCGATTAATACAGCGTTTACTTGGTTATCTGATAAGAACAATAGACAAAAACTATCAGATACTCTTAGTTTTGTTGGGAAATATTGGAAAGAAATAGTTGGAGTATTGGTTGGACTTCAATTAATTTCTGCGGTTACCAAGTTAATAGCGGCTATACAAGTAGTTTCGGCAGTTTTATTAAATCCCGTTCTATTAGGAGCATTAACAACTATTATTGGTTTTGCAGCAAGAAATAGAGAAATAGAAAGAATTAAACCTTATGTAAGAAAAGATTTAAAATCGGCTGAGGAAACTTTAAATAAAAAAGACTCTCCCTTTTATGAAAAACTTGGAGCATATTTTGCCAAAGAACAATTAACTAAACCTGGAGGCCCACAAGATCCATTAACATTGCCAATTCCAGGTGCAATGTATTCTTCTGGTGGAACAATTCCCAAAATTTCATCATACAACTTTAAAACAAATATAACTAAACAATATCCAAATATTATCCAAAAATTTAATGATGGTGGCACTGTAGGTGGACAAGGATCGCAAAATGTTGATAGTGTTAAAGCAATGTTGGCACCTGGCGAAGAAGTTGTTCGTTCATCAGCAGCAAACTTATTCAGACCACTATTGAAAGATATTAATGATAACTCTGGAAGACTTTGGGCATCTTTTAGTCAAGGTGTCCGTGAGATGCTTGATGGTAATAAGATCTTAAGGACTGTTGTTTTTGATCTTCAGCAACAACTGACTAAATTTAAGGATCAACTAGATCAATTCACTAATGATGTTAAGTTTAAAAAAGTTGATGATGCCACTGGTGGTGGTTTTTCTACATCAAATAAAACAAAACAAATACAAATAACTTCATTTGATCAAGGTAGTCCAAAAAAACCAACCGATATAATACGTCCTGTAGTAAAAGAACTCAAAGCACAAAGTATCAGAAGGCCAAAGAGAACTCCAAAAGCACCAATTGTGATACCAATGACTGCTCCACCAATAGTTCAAGGTGGCGGAGATGAACTCGTTCAACCATCCGGAGGAACAGCAACGGAAGAACCTACGATTGGATCTACTAATATGATGAATCCTTATATGAGAATAACCTCAAAGATATATGGAATTTTTGTATAACATATGGAAACACAACAGTTATACCAACTAAAAATAAATTCTACGAACATCAAAAGTTCCTTAATTAGTTACAATAAGCAATTAAGGAAACTGAGACTTGATGAAAACAAGTTATTGGTTGATAGAGAAAAAAGATCAAAAATAGAAGACAAAGAAAAAAGATTAGAAGCACCTGGAAAAGGACTGATTGAAAATATAAAATCTAGAATTGTTGCCGGTCCAATGAGCTTCTTTGATAAAGTCAAAGAATTTTTTGGAATTATTCTGATTGGTGTGGCAATTAATAATTTACCTGCGATTGTTAGTAAAGTTTCAGAAGTTGGAAAAACACTAATTGATGTTGCCAATTCAGTTGTTGGAGTTATCACTGCGACTGTAAATGGTATCAACGGATTTATTAGCATCATTCAAAGTTTACCTGAAACCACAAAAAACAAATTAATTGAAGGAAAGAATCAATTAGAACAATTGATCTTAGATATGAATAAAATTATTGATCCTTTAAACGAGCAATATACAAAGTTCAATAAAGATCTAAATTCTAAGAGTACGTCTAGTTCAAATCAACCAGGTCAACCTAATCCACAACCATCAGAACAACCACAAGGAAAGGCAAAAGGTGGAACAATCTCAAATATTCCACCAAAAGAAGGGACGGGAAGGGGCAGTCCAACAGATAAAGCAAATGTTTCAAGGGGAACTGCTGATACAAAAGTTACTTCTTCACCATATGCGAGACCTGGTGGATCTCCAAAACTGAGACAAGCAAGGCAATCATATAATGCTTTTGGAGAATTCTCTAATCTCTCAAAAGAAAATAAAGAAAATTATTTACTACTTGGATCTTCTAGTGATACTTTTGGTGAAGTAAATAAGTCTTTTGAAACTTTCTTAACTCAACTAAGAGATTTACAACTGACTAAACCATTTAAAACAACTCCGATGACCTCACCAGCATCACAACAACCAATTCCAACAACAGGTCAGGCGGGGACGGTTTCTATTAATACAAGTGAAGTGATTGGTACAGTTGGTTATACTGGTTTTACTGATCCTAAAGGCCCAGATGGATCACACCTTCATATTGAAAGAGTTGGTGATTATAAACTCGGCATACCTGGTGATGTAAAAAAGAACATCTTAGTAGAAGGTGTTCCAATGACAAGTAGACTAAGATTTACTTCTGGAATTGGTTTTAGATGGGGGAGACCTCATAAAGGTGAAGATTATGCGGGAAACCCTGACCAGAGAATTACTTTGACAGGTGGATTAAAATTCTTGAAGTTTATGCCAGACTCTGGAAGTGGTTATGGTAATCAAGTTTATATTGAAGCACCAGACGGATCACAATATACTTTAAATCATTTAAATTCTGGGCCTGCTAATCTACAACAACTTTTACAGCAACAAAAAAGACAACAACAAATTCAGCAAGCACCAGTATCACCTTATCAAGTTCAACCTAATCAACAAGGCCCAACAATTTCACCAGAGACATCTTTCCTTTTGGAAGAAGAGGAGGATATTCAGATTGTTATGATTAATACAACTCAGCAAATTATTCAACAAGGTAAGACCAGAACTGTTGTGGTAAATAGTAGTAGAAAAGATCCATTTCCATCAGAATCTCCTAATCTTGCTCCTTTACCAGGTATCTGGAATCCAACAACGTAAATGTCAGCATTAAAAAGAGCTCAAGTAGAAGCACTCACAATTGTAAAAGATAATCAAAGGGTTGAAATAGGACCGCCAAAGGCGATTGCTTTTCAGTATTATGAAAGTCTACTATCACCCATTGTTACTGGAAATATACTAGTTGTTGACACTGGTGTTCCTTCAGGTAATTCTGTTTCTAGCGATCAAAACAAGCAGAACATTCCTGGCACACTTTTAAGTTCTCTACCAATTACTGGTAATGAAGAGATACAATTCAAAATAACCAATAGTCTTGGAACTTTAGACTTTCAAAAATTTCCTCTACGTGTTGATGGAGCACCTGGATTTGCGAAAGAGTCAAACAGAGAATCATATATGATATCTTTGATTTCTCCATATTCTTTTGAGAATGAAAAATCACAAATTTATAAAAAATACGGACATAAGATTTCAGAATCAGTACAAAAAATTTTAAAGGAATATTTTAATGTTCCACAAACTCGTATTGATGTAGATCAAACCGAAAATAATTATAATTTTATGGGTAATACGGAAGACCCATTCTTTATTTTACTTAATCTAGCATCAAAGTCTGTTCCAGCACAGTCTCCAGGCGGACAAAAAACAAATGGAGACCCTGGATATTTTTTCTATGAGACTAAAAATGGATTTAATTTTAAATCAATCTCAAATTTGATTTCCAAACAAGCAAAGTATGTTTATAGACAAACTTCCGTCTTAAGAGATGATGATCCTTTGGCAGACTTTAAAATTTTGTCTATGACTCAATCAAAAAATCAAAGTGTTTTGAATGCTCTGAGGTCGGGTGTTTATTCTTCCAGAAACATCTTTTTTGATCCAAGAACGTTTAAATATGATGAAATTGTGATAAAATTAAGAGAAAAGAATCTTAACAACTATCTTGGCAAAAAACCAAGTATTCCAGAAGAGTTTGATAATTTTACAAGAACTCACTATCATATTTTAGATGTCGGTGCTTTAGATGATGGTGTTTCTATCCGAACAAATAACGATCCAAAAAGATGGCAAGCAGAATCCACAACCAGATATAATTTACTCTTCAATCAAGTCGTTCAAATTAATGTTCCTTGTAATCCAGATCTAGTTGCCGGTGATGTGATTGAATGCCAATTTCAGTATGTAACTTTAGGAAATAAGAATGAATCACCATTTGATCAGCATTTGAGTGGTAAATATCTAATACTACACTTGTGCCATAGTTTTGATTTTAGTGCTGGTGGAAAATCAATTACATCACTTACCTTAGTCAGAGATACCTACGGATTGTATACAAAGTAATGGAAAATATAGGATTTGCTGGAATCAATTATCAGTGGTTTATTGGGCAAGTTCCACCAAACCAGACTTTAGATAAAACTGATCCTGATGGTTGGGGAGATAGAGTCAAAGTTAGAATTGTTGGAATGCATAATAAATTTGGAACAATCACTCCAGATGAACAATTGCCTTGGGCGATTGTAGAAAGACCGACAACACAAGGTAACGCAAGCAGGGGGTCAACAGGACTTACTGGTGGTGAATGGGTGCGTGGATATTTCTTAGACCCATTCAATCAAGTTCCTGTGATTACTGCGGTATTAGGTAGAGGCACATATGAAAATAATGCTTCATTACAAATAGTCAAAGAAAGAAAGTCAACTGAGTTTGAGAACATCACAAGATTCAATTCTTTTGCTCCTTATAGTGGTCAAATGAGAGGTGGAGATAAACCAACAACACCAGCTCAACCAACAAAACAAGAGTTTAATGATGTGAAGGATTCCACTGCAAATCCTCAACTCTCAGGTGCAACTCCAACTGGAGTACCAAGTGAACCAAAGATTACAACAAATCCTGATGGATCTGTGTCCGTAACCACATATACGTATGATCCTGGAGTTGAGGGGGGTGTTGTAGGATTTACTCGTCAGTCGGCTCCAGGAGGATTTGGTGCTGATAGTGTAATTGATATTGGAAAGAGAGAACAATCACAAAACTTTAAGAATGAATTGTCGCGTTTGACACCTTCAGGAATATCAGAATTTAATACTAGCAAGTTATCATCATCCACACAAGTTGCCAGAGATTATACACCACGAGATAGAGCAGAAGATAAACTACTTCTCAGATCTATTCAAAAGGGAGAACTAGGTCCAATCCCAAGAGATCAAATTGATGCTATTATCAACCGTATTAATGGTGTACAAGTTCGTGGCGCCTAATAAATATCAGAATAAGGAGGTCAATTGATAAATGGCAGATGTAAGACCAAGAGGTATTGCCAGTTGGTATGGTCCTGGATTTTATGGTAATAAAACAGCAGATGGAACTGTCTTAAAGCAGGATAGTCTTTGGGTAGCACATAAGACTCTACCATTTGGAACAAAAATAAGATTTACTAATCCCCAGAATGGTAAATCAATCGTTCTTACTGTAAAAGATAGAGGTCCTTATATATCTGGTAGAGAATATGATTTAACAGAAAAAGCAGCAGAACTGATTGGTCTCAAAACTGGACCAAGATCTGGAACAGGAACTCTTTTAAGTGTGGAGGTTCCCAGAAATACAAGAACTGGCACAGTGAGGCAACTTGATAAACCACAAGTAACTGCTTTACAAGAAAAGGCAAACGCAGAAGAAGTAGCAAATCCACCAGAAACAACAGACACTCAAAACCCAACTTATATTGAAAGTGGCACGAGTCCTAACGGACAAACTTTGTATATTGTCACACAACCAGATGGAACTCAATATTCAACCAATAACTTGCCATCAAATGCTGTACGATTAGAAGATAGCACAACAATTTCACCAGGAAGTACAGAACCGACGACAACTTATAATGTTGACTACTCTGAGTTTACATTTAATGAACTCCAAGATCAATTTAAATTCTTAGAAGATCAATATACACAATTAGAAAAAGAATATCAGCAGAGAAATGCAGAAAATCTAGACTTAACACCTGAGGAACTTGAAAAACTAAAAAAGATAAAGACTTATCAGGCAGAACTATTAGCAGAAATAAGAAAGAGGCAAGAGTGGGCAAGAGAAGATTGTCCTGTAGCATCAGAGACAACTACATCTTGGTCTGGAGAACAAAAGAAATGTAAAGATGGTTTCAATTATTCATCATTAAGAGCACTTGAAGCAGAACTTGAAAAGCAAATTCAAGAACTACCAGATCCTTGTGGAAAAAGTACTCTTTCCGGAATCAATAATGCTCTATTAAACTTCTTTGAGACTCTGAAGACCATCAAGAAATATTATAATGTTTATGTAAAGGGAACAATTAATAAGATACAGAATATCACAAATCTTGTTTCTAGAACGAGTCAGATTATCGCAGCAATTCTCAAATTACTTGTACAAAGAATACGCAATTATCTTTTAAACCTTCTTCGCAAATTAATTGAAAAGACAATTGATAAGATTTTAAACAAACTTGCAAAATCACTTAAGAATACTTTTATCAAGATAATCATTGATGCTATTGTTTGTAAGTTCAATGAGATTATCAAAGGATTAGCAAATCTAGTTGTGGATTTTCTGTATGCTATGATTGGTAATGTGATTAATATGCCAATCTGTGCCGTAGAACAGTTCACAAACGCACTGATCAATAACCTGTCTGCCAAAATTGATCAGGCACTTCAACCAATTATTTCTGCGATTAATGACGTTCTTGGTGGAGTTGCTAAAATTGCTGGAAAAATCTTTGAGGCAATTGATTTCATTCTTGGATTTGAAGCATTCCTTTGTGCCAAGCCAAAGTGTCCTGAAATTAAATCTTGGATTCCAGGAACAGGAGTGACTCCATCAGCAATAGAAGACTTTAATAATAACTTCTTACCAATTCCAGACGCTGGTCAACTTGAGGAAACCATATTGGGAGGTGTTGACTCTGCGATTGGTGGTCTTCTGCCAGGGGTGAGTATCTTTGGTGATGAGAGAATTGAGGGACGTGATCTTGCTAGTGGTACGCCTCCACCAGGGGTTCAGTGTTTCCCAGGTGCTTCCCGATGTGGTCCTCCAAAAGTTGAATTCTTTGGTGGAGGAGGAGCAGGAGCGGTCGGAAATGCTGTTGTCAATTCTATTGGTGAAGTAGTGGGTGTTGATCTATTCTATGGTGGGCAAGGATACACTGCTCCACCCTTCGTGACCTTCAGGGATACGTGTTCTGATGGTAGTCCATCTGGTGGTGGTGGATATGGAGCATCGGCATACACAGTCATTAACAATCAAGGTGAAGTTATCAAAGTCATAATGGTCAACGGTGGTTCTAGATATCTAAACACACCTTCAGGAATCACAGAGTTTGGACAACCAACACAACCACTTCTACCAAATGAAGAAGTTGTCACAAGAGAATATGTCACTTGCTTAGACGAGATTCAAATTCTAGATACTGGAATTGGATATTTACCAACTGACAGTGTTTCCATTACACCTGATCTTGCTGGATTACAAGTCAAAGTACAAATCACAGAAATCGGACAGATTGTTGCGATGGAAATTCTTTCTTCTGGATGTGGATTTGGTGAGGTTCCAGAGATCACAATAAATAGTGACACTGGAGCAGGATTAAAAGTTCGTCCTGTGATGAGATTTATTGACAGAAATCAATATCTCAAAGAGCAACCTGATTTTGATCCCGCAAGACTCATTAAAGTTATTGACTGTGTATTAAAGTAAATGGCAAAGAAAAGACCACCAGAGTATATACTGTATGATGGAGCTCACGGATCAGCTTTCTTTGGACCTGGTGGACCTAAAGAAGTTGATGATGGGACAGAGTTTAGACTTGCTGTTCCATCTAATTCAACTTGTAAATACACAAGTGATGGAGGTAAGACTGAACATATTCAAGGTAGTCACATTGTTACTTGCGGACACAATGCTCTTAAAGGACGTGATAAGGCAGAAGAAGAGGCAGTAGGATACGGAGTCTACTGTGAGAACGGAGATTTAGTTCTATGTGCCCCATCAGGAAACGTCAAGATTCTTGCCAGAAACATTTACATTGAATCTCGTGGTTTTGATACTAATGATGGTGCTTTCTTGCTCAAGGCAAACGGTGGAGTCACAATTGACAGTGGTGAGCAACTGACATTATCAGGCACAAAAGTCTGTGTTAGAGGTCAGGCAGAAATCAATCTAGTTACAGATAATTTCATTAATATCGTAGGTGAAATTCAACAAGGGGGATCTCCACTTTCAGAGTTATTAAGTGCTTTTATTCCCTCAGTGTTTGCGGATTTACTCAAAGGTATAGGATCTAGTTGTAAGTAAGATGGCATTTGCTAATTCAGATTCATTTAATCTATCAGTTATTCATCCATTATTTGGAGATGCTCTAGAATTCCCTGGAATTATTAGATCATTATTTCCTGGAACAGCATCAATCTATCAGGGATATTTTGGACCAGGGGCGACACCTTTAGTTGGAACTGGATCACTCGTTGCTGGACCTTCTGTATCTCCTTTTACAACGAACTTTGCAGGTATTGGACTGTTTACTGGTGCTCATACGACAGTCGGTGCTGATGTTTCTATCGGGACTAAAGTTAATCTAGGTGCCGCTGACATTTCTGTTTCTGCGATCTTGTCAGGTCTTAACTTATTCAGAGGAAAGGTTGTTCCAAAAGAAGACACAGTAACACCAGACTTTTATGTAAACGCTCTGTCTTCAACAATCAATACCGCAACTCTTTTTCAAGCATTCTGTGGATTCAATGTTTCCATAACAATGAATCCTGCGTTAGGATCTTTGACAGGTGGTTGGGTATTAAATGGATCTGCGATTTGTGTTGCTCCCTGTTCCGACGAAAGAGCAAAAATCAATGTCGTTGAACTAGAAAGTTCCCTAGACAAGGTATTAAGTCTAAGAGGAGTTTCTTTTGATTGGAATCCTGAAGTCGTTCCATCACTAGCAGAGGAGCAAGATAGACAGATAGGTCTGATCGCTCAAGAGGTTGAAGAAGTTGTTCCAGAAGTTGTAAGTGTTGAACAGGTTGAAGGTCAAGAACTCAAGAGTGTCAGGTATGAAAATCTAGTTGCTCTTTTAATTGAGGGTATGAAAGAACAGCAACAGCAAATTGAAGACCTCAAGCAGAGAATCACTGAATTAGAGTCCAATAAATAACAAAATCTACTAGATTATTCAAATGGCAGAAGGTGCGGCAAAAAGTGCGATTGAGATTCTTCAAAGGGAGCAGACTCAAATTGGTCTAGCAACAGCTCCTCAAACGAATGTCAGTATCTCACCTACAATTACCAAAATCAATGCCTATCAGAATGAAAGTGGGCAGTGGGTCAAGGATGAAATCATAGAAGAAAACCCTGCCAAAGATGAGAATGTTGTTAATGAGACTTATGAGCAAATCAAACAAGATGCAATAGTTCTAAGAGAGTTTTGTGCGACCGTAGACAATAGAATTCTAGAATTTAATGCTCAAATCAATACTCTAAAAGATCAGATCGTAACTCTCTCAACAGAAGCAATCAATCGCAACTGTTGGCCTGGTATCGCAAAGAGCACATTAAACACTGGTATTACAAGTTTCTTTGGTGTTAATACGAATTACTTGTATGATAAAGAAAATATCACCAGGTATGTTGATATGGAAGGTCCATCACCAAACTATGGAGTTCTGAATCCTTTCACATCAACAACTTCTACTTTATCATCCACTCTTGTTGGATATGGTTATACAAATACAAAGAGTGATGATGGTGGAACCTCTGCTGGAACCGCACGATTTGATATCTCAACAACACAATCTGATCATTTAAGTAGAACATTCAATGCTACTGGTATCGGAACAATAGCAACTTGGAACTGGACTTATGATGGAGTCGGTGTTTCTCCAGGTGCTACAAATACATCATTAACTGGAACTGCAGGCGCCGATAGATGTATTGCGATTGCGAACTCAATTACAAGTTTACAAAGTCAAATTGTAACGATCAGAGCACAAAGAGATGCCTTAAGATCTGATTTGAATGTCATTAAAACGAAAAAAACAGAGAAAGATCTACAAAACTGGGGAATCAATAATCATAAGCGTCAAGTGAATGATAGAAGGACAGCAAACAACAGCATCATCGCAGCAATCCAAAATCTTTCTTAAGACCCTTGACAGGGCGGTCTTGATGCCCTATAATATGGGGGTAATCAACAAAACCACCCAATGAGCACCGCACAAGAGACCGTTCAAGGCATTGTGATTGATGTCTGTACTCGTACCTTCCTGCTGCTGAGCGATCAAGGCAGTGAGCGTCGTGTAGAATGTGAGACTGTCCAAGAGTTTATGAACGTTCTGGAAGTGGTCACCGCCCAACTGGATCCTGAGCAAATTGAATATGCTGATCTGGCAGTCTATGGTCAGGACAACAACTAAATACAAAACAAAAATGGAAGTTTTCACTGTGGAAGAGTTTCAAGAGAGGTTTGATGAACTGATGGAACGAGTTGAAAATGGAGAGACCTTAGGCATCGTCAACGAAGACGGGCAGGCAGCAGTGATGATGCCCGCAGATGACGAACTCATACGAATACACACTGAGTTAAACAACGAAGCCCCATAGTATTCTGGGTTCTGTCGCCTATTGGTTAAGGCCGACACCTTATAAGTGTCTGAACGGAGTTCAATTCTCTGCAGAACTACTTAACTATAAAACTTTTCAAGTTATTATAGTTTTATCGCTCGCGTAGTCCAACGGCAGAGACAGAGGACTTATGTAAAATTGAGCCTCATTTGGGAAACCTTATGAGTGCAATTCCTCAAATTCGGTGAAACCTGTAAAATGGCAATACCGAGCCAAGCAAGAGAAATCTTGAAGGTGTAGAGACTAGACGGGGAACACCTAAACCGAAAGGTATGGTGAAGGTATAGTCCAGACCACAAACCTTAGGGGCAAGGAAACTTGTAGTGGTAAGAAAATCCTTCCAGTGTCGGTTCGAATCCGACCGCGAGTATGAA